CTATTGTTACGGTGTCAGTTAACTGTGTAGAATCATCACCAGTATCACCAAAAATAATACTACCATCTAATGTAATATCGCCTGTAGCAAATAGGTCTCCGCCTACATTTAGGTTAGACTGTACTTCTACTGTGCCTGATCCATTAGGTACTAGCTCTATATCTGTATTTGTATCTTTTGTAGCAATATAGTTATCACTAGCATAAAACTGTTCTGTTTCGAGATTACTTAACTGTATATGTTCGCCAGCGTTTAGATATATATTACCACTGGCAATATCTAAATTATTATTTGTAATAGAGTAGTTGGCTATTCCAGCAGTATCGCCAATAAGATCAACTGTTCTTAATGTATCAGAAACTTGTAATTCGTTTGCTGGAGCTTCTAAATCAACGCCAATACGTCCGTTATTAACATCAATTTTAAGTAACGTTGTATCGGTGTTTGTATTTTTGAATTTTAAGTCGTCTTGGGCCGCACTACTACTTTGACCTTGTCTTAGTAAGTTTGCTTCTAATAACGGACCGGATATTCTACCTACTTGTGCCACTCATAATCTCCTTGACACAGTATTTATAGGATTTACTTATCGAAATTATGTAGTACTGTAACAGGCTTTCCTAGATCTGGAGGGCTTGCAAATTCTAAGTAATACCCTGCAGGTTTACCGCCTGGATTTTGAATAATTGAATAGTTTGTGTTTGGCAATTGGTAAACGTTTTCTACAAATACTAGTACATTCTGTGCTGCTAACGGAACAGGATAAAAAGGATCTCCGCTATCTAATGGTCCAAAGTATACTTCACTAGCATCACCGTTACCTAATGTTTGTACAGTTACAGGCGCACTACTTGATGGAGCAGTATTTCTTACGCCGTCCCATCTGCCTGCTTCATACACTTCAAAACGATTGTCAGTAGTATTGTAACGCATATGTCCGTTTTTTGGAAATTGTGGACGAGTTGCTGTAGGGCCTTTAGGAATCAAAACAACATTATCACTGTCAAGTAGGATTTCTCTATCGTTGGCTGTCATGTGTACGCCTTTGCCGATAAGTCCTCTTGTATTAGTTGTTTGTCGTTTAATATATCTCATTATACTTCAATATAACTCACTGTTGCTGTAATATTAGTTGGCGATGTCGTTGCTGCTGTTATTACATCGGTTGGCTCTAAAATTATTTTTTCTGTATCAAAACTAAATGTTTCGCCTGCAGGGATAGGAATATTGTTTAGTACCATGTTTCCGGGACCGGCTGCTGCTCCTGCTTTACATAGATGTAAATCTAAAAAAGTATCACCGTCTTCTGTTCCAATGTCTTCAGGTAATGCTGTGTTACAAAATAAGATAGTAGTAACAGCCCAGCCGTTAGCTACTGATCCGTCGTTAGGAACAGTCAATATATCAGTATAGCCGCCGCCTATTTGTGTATTATTAATTGCCATTTATGTTCCTCTTAAAATATCATCGAAAATAATATCGATCTTTTTCTACTTGCTAATTCGTCTTGTGTTTCACTACTATTTACAAAATAAACTCCCGATCCACCTGTTCTTTCTGGCTTATTATATAACTTTACACCTTGTGCAGGAGGATCTGGATTTTCTGTATCGTCGTCGTATCCTTGAAACGGATCTAATGGTCCATCATCATCTGCGTGTGGAACTGGTGTTAATAATAGTGTATCGTCAACTACTACACTACCTGCTCCTGCTGCTGATAAAACTAAATCTCCATTACTTGACGTTGTTTGTATAGTTGTATCGCTAATACGTAAGTGTTGTAGTTCAACACGGTTGTTATAAAATTCAGCAACAACGTTTCCGTCAACGCCAAATTCAACTAAACTGCCTTCAAGCAATGTAGTTGCACCATTGCCGTCCTCAAAGAATGTATCTTCAACATCTTTAACTTCGACATATGATTTTGTAATTGTTTCGGGCGGGCTTTCAATTTTACGCTGGAATCGTCCAACAAAGAATCCGTCAAGATAATCAACAACACCTTTAGCATTAATTAATGTGTCATGTGCATCTGCTTTAAGAATTGGACTAGCTGTAAAGTCTACAAGATTTCCATCATATTCAAAAATTTGTCTTTCATACTCGTTAGTACCACTAACTGTAACAACACCAGTTCCTTGATTAACTAAGAAAAGATCTGTTCCAGCAGTATTAATACTAGTAGTTCTTATTCCTACAATAGTACCACTAGAACCAGCATTGCCAGATCTTCCTACCCAAGCACCAGGACCTGGTGCTTCTGTATTAATGTTTTCGTCAAAAACCCAATATACATCAGAACCACCACGATCAATTTCTAAACCAGAAACTTGCTGACCACCAACAGCTGAAATTTGACCGCCACTATCACCGCCTTGGTTAAGTGTAATAAGTCTATCTTCAATTGTTAGTGTAGCAGTATTAACTGTAGTTGTATCACCTTGTACAACCAAGTTTCCTGTAATTATAACTTCACCTGTAGCAGAACCAGTATCTAATGTAATAGTACCATTATCAGTTACACTTATCTTATAATTACCGTCTATATTAAGATATTTTGACATTTACAATTCCTATTGTCGAATATCTATATTAGATAGCTACTAATGACATGTAGTTTGCAGATGAATCGTCTTCAATAGTCCATGTGTAACGATTATCATTTTCGTCTCTACATGTTCTGTTATAAATTTTTGTAACCCATACACTTGTGCCAGTAGCAGTAATAATACCGTTGATTGACATTTCGTCTGCTGCTAGTGATCCACTTGCTTTAGCAACTAGAGTACATACTCCTGTGTTACCAGATGTTCCATCTGGATCATCGTGTACGTTAAATTTGTTTTCAGATCTTTGTGAAAGAATTACACCGTCTTCTGTAGCTGAATTTGAACCAATTTTACAATTCACTGTAAAGTTGTTACCTTCAGTACCTACTGAGCCTTCTGTTGCTCCGAAGTATCTTTTGTTTAATGGTCTTCCCATGATTATTTCTCCTTTGTTTAATCATTGCCGTTCTAGGGTCTACGCGGTGAGTTCCGCATAAGTCCTCTTTAAGAGGCTCCTATATTTGACATTAGTATTTATCAAAAAAGAAAAAAGCCCGCACAGTGGCGGGCTTTAAATTAAGGGTGGGTGAAGGACTTGGGTTTACCTCCAACTAAGCGTCTAGATACCTTTCATCTATATCGCCTAGAACCTCAGTTCTGCTTAGTATCGCAGTGTGCGTACTGCTTGTCTCCAAACTCTACGCCGGGCACTACCCCTAACCAAGTGCGCTTATCTCCTCTAGAGTGGAAATTATTAGCGCCAACCCATATAACAACGTCTTGTTATATTATTAATATAACATCTTTGAGACAAAAGTCAACCACTTTTTTACATTTTTTTTAAAAAAATATCATTATTGATAGAACTATTATTATTCCTATTATGCCTATCCATTGTATCTTATTCATAATCAGAACCTTCGTTAAATTTCTGAATGTCTATGCATACATCTATCTGCACTGGTGTAAGATATTTTAAATCCTTCATACAATCTATGCTACCGTGCTGTATTGCATCGCTTGGTTGTGGTTCTTTGCCCCAGCGTTCTTCAAATGGTCCGTGCCAAATTAAAAACGCAAAAATAACTAGGACAACTACAAGTCCTACTGGACTAGGGGTTGGTGCCTTGTCCATATTATAATCTCCTAAACACAGTCTCCTTGAGCTGCTAAAAGTCTAATATAAACTCCTCGATCGTATTCGTCTTTGGTAATCCATTGTTTGTTATGGTACACACAAAATGTTCCATCCTGTGCATATGCTTGTTGTCCTTGAAACGGATCGGGAATCTCCCTTACTACAATTTCTTTCATAATCTTTCCTTTTGAGAAATTTAAAATTACCCCGCCTTGTAGACGAGGCAATTTTTTAAATGATATTACTTATTCATTACGTACATTGTAACTTCAAAGCCAAATCTCATTTCTGTAAATTCAGGTTTTGTCCACATAATGTTTCTCCTTAAAATTAAAAAAATTATGTAACCAGATCATGGGAGAGACTGCATAACAAGTCCCATTTGAGTTTACATTTATTATTTAAACATAAATGTTATCTAAAGTCAATAATGAAAATCATTAAATTTTAGTCATAAAAAAACAGGGCCCTAAGGCCCTGTTTAGTATTGCTACCTAAGTAACTATTAGCTGAAGCTAACGTTGCTTGGTGTAACTGTACCTAAGTAGTCTGCTGCGTTACCTAGAGATGACGCAGTGTTGTTTAGCTCAACATAACCATAACGTGTCATGAAGCTAACAACTGGCTCAAATGTATCAGGATCTAATACAACACCGCTGCTCATCAATGGAATGTATGGGCAGTAGAATGCTGCTGCATCTGACTCTGAAGTACCTTTGTAACCAACTAGTACTTTTGCAGTGTCGCCTGCGTATGTGTTTACGTAAACTTTCATTGCGTTGTTAAGAGTACCAACAAACTTAGTGTTTGTAGGTGCTTCAAAAGAACCTTCAGTTGTACGTGCAAACGCAGAAGTTGTTGCAGATTGTAGAACAGTTAGCATCTGTGGAGATACAACTGCCCAGTTACCTGCACCGCGACGTGTGCGCTGAGCAATACGGTTAGCAACACGGTTGATTAGAACTGCAAGTGCTGCGTGTTCGTCACCAACGAATGTAGCTGTACCTGAAACTGCTGCTTGGTCGAAGTTTTCGTTGTTGTTTGAACCAGCTAGTGATTCTAGTGAACCTAAAACTTCTTGGTCGATTTCAGCGGTAATCTCTTGTGCTAAAGCAGCCATGATTTCTGCTTCAACGTCGATGCCATGTTGTGACTGTGCGTCTTGCGCAGCCTCAAATGTCCAACGAGCTGATAGCTTTCTTGACTTAGCTTCAACAGTTTGCTTCAAGATTTGGATGCTTAATTTACGTCCAGCTGAACCTTCAAGTGCTGCTGTAGCTGCTGCTTTACCATCAGTACCGTCACCTGAATATGCTTCAGCAATCTTGAATGGGCTAAGTGCCTCATCGCCTGCTGTAGTATCGTTGTCTGTACCAGTTGCATTATTGGTTTCAGCATAACGTACTCTTAATGTGTGGATTTGACCCACTGGGCCAGTCATTGGTTGTACACCAACTAGTTCATTTGCAATCACTGTTGGCATTACACGTCTGATAACTGGTAAAATAACTCTGTTAAGAGTTGCTACGTTACCGGCTGAGGTAGCACCAGCGGTTGCTGCTTCTGACAAATACTTGCGAGTATTTTCTAATGTCGACGCCATCACAGATTTTTTGTTGCCTGTTAGGCCTTCGAGAAGAGCACCTTTGGTCTCCTGCCAGCGACTTTCTAGTAGTTCTGACATAATTTTCTCCTTAATTTAATCCAGCTAGACGCTTAAACTCTACCAAGTTATCTTTTGCGTCTGCTTGTCTACTAACGTTAGTTTGCGAAGTTGTTTCGCGGTTGCCTGTTATTTCTGTGCCTTCTGTGATGATTGCCTTTTTGGCTGGAGTGTTACCGTCGATGACCGCCGGTAGGTACTTGTCAAACTGTGAACGTAGTTTTCCAGTTTGGACAGATTCCAGTAAATCCATCATGATTTCTTTCTGATCCTTGCTTAAAGGTCCAGTAAGTTCATTTAAAACATCTTTGCGCTCTGCTGCTTCAACTAAACGCTTCTTCTCAGTTGCCTGAGCTTCTGCTAGTTGCTTCGCTTTAGATGCAAATGCTTTTGCTTCTGCTAATTGAGCATCTTTTGTTGAGATAACTTTCATTAACTTAGCTGTTTCTGACTTCTCATTTAAGTAAGAGCCAGCATATTCAGAAGCAAATGCTTCGAATAGTTTGCGACCGAAGTCGTTTCTACGTGCTTCTTCAATATCTTCTTTAAGTTGACCAATTTCTGACTTAAGAGCTTTGTCAACTGTTTCGGATACTGCTTTAGCACTTCTCTCGATAAAGTTAGTTTTAACTTTAGCAAGGTGTGCCTTACCTTCTCTGATAAGACGAACCTTGGTTTCTGCAAGGTCTTTTTTGTCTTCGTGGAACTCTGCAATTTCTTTTGCAAGTGCTTCAACAACAAATTCTTCAAGTTTTCCGAAGTTTTCAGCCATTGCTTTCTGATCTTCGTGTAGCTCGCCAACTTCTTTAGTTAACTGCTCCATAACAAAACCTTTTAGTAGATCAGCGTTTTCACGCTGTGCTACTGCATATTTTGCACGGGCTTCGGCTAGTTGCTTACGATCTTCTGCAAATTCAGCTATTTCTTCTGCTAAACGCTCAGATACAAGTGTATCAATGGCTTCAACCATTGTTGCCTTGTCATGCTCGTATTTTTGAGCAAATTCTTCGCGGAGTTCAGCAGTGACTTGTTGGCGATTTTCTTTGATTTTCGCGTCCCAAGCCTCTTGAATTTCGTTGCGCACTTCTTCTGAAACTACATCATTTTCAAAAAGTGTTTTTAGTGCATCCAACATATTATTTTCTCCTCATTATTGGAGTTTGTTGATTATATTAATCAACGAATCCTTTAGATACTTTTGTGCCTTATTATCATGTTTTGTTGCCTGTGCTAATTCGTATGCCTTGTAGCCGCCACGTGCATTCATTAAATGCTCGTAGATTGGTGTTGGGTAAGCGCCGGGCGCACTAGGTTGCGCCACAACGTCGACAGTAATAATTTCAAAATCACTTACTTCATTACTACCATCTTCAGATACATTACCAGAACCCCTAGATGAAACACCTAGCTTAACGCCACTTTCGAGCATTGTTTTAACTAACTGTCCCATAGGGGTTGGTAGAATTTTTAACTTGCCGTAACCGTTTGGACCATCCATCCACATTTCTGTGATCATATGACTTACACGGTCTAAGTTAATATTAAGGCCTTCTGGATGATCAACCTCTCCGAGAACACTATATCCTCCGCTAATTTGATCATTGAGAGTTTTGACAGCCCTGCCAATTTCATTTACAGGATACACACGCTGGTTCGCGTTGCGTACACCACCTTGTATGCAAATACCTTTCATAAAAAGATCTTTGCCCTCGTTAGCAGATTCAACGACTATATTAGCCTGGTCGAATGTCAGATGCTCTCGTAAGTTTCTCATTCAAACTTCCTTATTATTTGCCAACTACAGATTTTTTGTTGTCAGCAGCTTCGCCTGCGCCTTTTTTCTCAGCGCCGTGGCCTTTTGGCTCGCCTTTCATTGACTTAGAAGCTTTACCGCCTGGAACATTTACGTTACCAGCATCGTCTTCTTTTGCAGAATCAGCTTTACCACCGTTTTCTTCGCCACCTTGTACTAAGTTACCAGCGTCTCCGCCCATATCGTTAGCACCAGCTACAGGTGACTTAGTGTTTGCACCGTTGTCGCCCATTTTAGCGGTTACTTTTTCAACATACTCGCGCATTTGCTCGCCTGCTGATAGTGGTTGCTTAGATTCTTCAACTTCTTTGTCAGCAGTTTCGTCTACTTCTTCGTCAGTTGCTTCTTCTACAGCTTCTTCTGTGTCTTCTTCAGCTTCGCCAAAGTTATAAGCCTCTTCTTCAGGGGCTTCTTCATCACCAGCTTCCTCTTCGTCTCCGGCTTCTTCGCCTTCGTCGCCAGCCATCATTTTTTCAAATTCAGCTTTTAGGTCGTCTAGTGCATCTTCTAGGTCTTCAACGCGGTCTTCCATATCGCCGCCTTCTTCACCTTCATCTTCTTCGTCGCCGCCCATTTCGTCTTCGATGTCACCCATCATATCGTCTGCTGGATCACCACCCATGTCGTCATCGGCTTCAACTTCAAATTCGTCTAAATCAAAGTTTTCGTCAACTTCTTCGTCTGACTCATCTACTTCTTCATCTGTAGCTTCGTCGACTTCTTCGTCATCTGACTCATCAACTTCTTCATCAGTAGCTTCGTCGACTTCTTCGTCTGCTACTTCTTCTAAATCATTTTCTAATAGACCTTCGTAGATGTCTCTTGACTTCTCTACGACAATCTCGTGAAATAGCTCTTCAGCGCCTTCCTTATCTTCATTGATAAGACGCTCAAGCATTTCTTCAAATTTATTGCGATCTGCCATTTTTGTTCTCCTATAAAAGTTATACCTATGGTAAGGCTGTCATTATTATTTACTATTTATAAGAAAAAGTACGTAGATATAGGCTCAAAACGAGCCATTTTAGCTTGATGCTAGGAAAGAGTGAACATTTTTCTAAAATCTTCAACTAGAATATGTTCTAAATTGTCAAATTTATTTAGTTCTGGCGGAATATAATTATCAGATGCTATAACTCTATAAAACTTTGTATTAGGCTTTTCTTTAAGAACAGTAGTAGTTTGTCGTAACCAATTTCCAAAAAAAGTAGCACTGTCAGTAGATTTTTTATAGTTTGCAGAATCAGCATAGATGTTATTAAAGGACTTTCCGTCGTTTACACCTCTATAATCAAATCCTAATATAAAAATAGTATCATATTCGTGTTGACTAGCTAACCATAATGCAGTTGGTCCGCTACTCCATCCTTTACTAGGCTGGAAAAAATTTAAATTTTTCAGACCTACATAAGATTTATTAGGGTTTGTCCAAACTTCATTTTTATGTTGATATCCAGATTTATTAATTTCTAAAATCATTTTAACATCTACTGCAACAAGATAATCAGGACTAAATGTTCTGTAGAGTGCATTACACCCATAAGTTTTACCAATAAGAGATAGTTCTTCTACATTTATAGGTTTGCGGCTTAAACCGTTTCCTATAACAAATGCAGTTTTATTTGTTTTAGAATTACTAAGAATATGCTGTAAAGATTCATTTCTAGACAAAGCAGCAAGACGCTTTTGTTGTCTGCGCTCTTCTCTAATCTTTTTAAATTCTTCTTTAGTGTATAAGGACTTATCTATCTTTGCCACTAAACTCCACCCGCTTCGGCATTTGCTGCTATACCGTACATTTGACGTACGAAGTCAAGTTCTTTTGCTTGCTCTTTAGTATGTAGCTCTGCTGCCTTGCGGACTTTGTTAATCTGGCGGAGTGTTAAACGTGTTTTACGTGTGTCATTATATTCAAGAGGACTTTGATCGTCACGTTCTTCATAACGATCGTCTTCTGTTGGTTCTAATGTTTCTTTGTCGTAATAAAATAATTCACGTAGTATCATGTTATTATTTATTCCTAAATAGTCTGATCTGTTGTTGCAGGTGCCGCTGCAGGTTCAGCGCCAGGTTCAGGTGTAGCGCCTGCCATCTCATCACCGCCCATTTCTGGTGCTGGAGTTTCTGCACTTTCATCTTCAATACCGCCAAGATCAGAACTAATGCCTGCACTACTAATTCCTGCGCCGCGCATTTCTCCGGCTGCGTCAGTAGCAGGTGATTCTAAGTTTTCATCATTTTCTTCACGCCATAAACGTTCGTTTTCTGCAATCTCTTCTTCTGTCATACCTAGGAAACGTTTCATAGCAAAACGATTTGAAATATAAGGTATAGCACTCATTTGTGTATATGTCGGTACACGAGCATTATCAATTTCACTTTGACGATATGCAGCAAAGTTTTGTGGTGGTTGGAATCTAATATCAAACATTGCTGTATCAATATTAACACCTTTTTCAAGAATGTATCGTTTAAATTCTTGATTTAAATCTTCAATTAATAAATTTTGTAAACGTTCACAATATGTATTAAAACGTAATTCTTGTATGTATGCCGTACCTACTCGTCCGTCACTATATTGTGCTTGTCCGTCATCAGGCCCAGTTGGAAGATAAGAGGAAGGAATTCGTAAACCGCGTACGAGCTTATTAGTAAAGTAGCGTAAATCATCAATCTCACCTAAGTTAGTACCGCCTGGTAATGTTTCTACTTTAGAACCACGTCCTTCAGCAGTTTGAGGGAAGAAGTAATCTTCGTTGATTGACAGCGGGTTGTATGCTGAGTCTATGACATTCTGTCCTCCGCCTGTCTGCGATGGGATACGTCTTTGATGTATTTCCGTTTTTACACGCTCCACAAATTGCATCGCAAGGTGTGAAGGCATGTTGCCCACATCAACGTAGAACACTCTGCGCTCTGGTGCTCTTTGTACACGATAGATAATAATCGCATCTTCAAGCAATTCTTTTTGTTTGAATACTTTGAATACTGTTTCTAATAGACTGTTACCAAATGGAAAATTATTGTCTAATCCTTCACTTAAACTTAAATGTACAATATGCTCTGCATCAACTGCAATCTCATTTTCGCCTTGTTGGAATCGGCCTCCTCCGGCTGATGTATTAACATTGCCAACCATACCACGGACACCGCCTTGTAGATATCCGTCGCCGCCTCCAGTAACATTTCCGTTTGTCTGATACGGAGTTGTTGCTACCATTTCTGCAAAGTTTAAGTTAAAATCTTTAATTACATATTGCTCAGGTTTTTTACCTTCGCTTTCGTTAACAATTATTTTTGTTAATTTTGCAGGATCTACATGAAATAATTTCTTTGTTTCAGGATCACGAATAAAAAATTGATCACCATATTTAAAGACATTACGCATAATGCGAAACATACGTGTTTCAAAATTTTGTAATTTATTCCACTGCTGTAAATATTGCTGAATAATAGTAACTTCTGAATTAGTTGCTTTTGTTTTAAAGTCAATTAAAAAAGGAGTTTTATTTTGTTTATTCTGTTGTGTAGTAAATTCAGCAAGAATATCTAGTGCTGCATTAACTTCTGAATCTAAATCCATAGTATTGTACTGACCATAACGTTCAATACGATTAGGAGAACCTACATATACGTCTGGTAAGTATGAACTATAATTAGTACGAGCCGGACCTGCACCTGCACCAGAGCCAGCACGAGTAAAAGGACTGTAGCTTCCTTCTGGGTTATTACCAGTTTTTACTGGTGTAAAATGTTTTTTCCAACTCATTAACCTATTCCTGCTTGTAAGTTTCCATTAATTGCATTAACAGTTCTTCCTGTATTTGATTTAATATCAGTATTCAAGGCAATTAACTGTCCAACTAACATATTTAACCGATCTAGCTGTTCTGAGCTACCAGAGCCGGACCCACCACCGATTGTATCCATTTTAGCAACAACATCGCCGGCATTTGTTCCTGTGCCAAATCCTACTTTATTGTCTTTAGCAAGCTCGTCATTTAGTTCTTTCATGACGTCAACTAGTTCTCTCATAGTATTATTATACGCTACTACACTGGAATTGTCAAGAGAATTAAGTGCATCAATATTGGCTTTTAACCCAGTAACATTAGCAACTGCTTGTAAATTAGTTGCTAAACCACTTAAACCAGTTGTAGCACCCAGTTCTGATAATGCACGTAAAGACGCTACAGTTTTATTTGATATTTCAATATCACTTGATTCTCCACCAGTAAATGCATTAAGAGCATTTGCCATGCTAACCATTGCTTGTGCATTACTAGAAACACCTTCTGCATTAATATCCATTTCACCAAAGTTTTTAACTTTATCAAACGGTGTTTCTCCGCCGAAGAAACTTGATATAGCACTACCTATTGCACCGATTGCACTACTTACTCCGCTAGTTGCTTGTGCTGCTGAGCTTGCTGTTAATGCATTATTAAATGCAACCATTGCTGCTGCATTGGCTTTAATTTTTTGTTCGTCAAAAGTATAACTTGCAAATGTTGTAACTTGATCATACGGAATACCTGTTTCACCACCAAAGAATGATGTTATACCATCTGCTAGTCCGCTTACTAAAGATCCTAAGCCACTTGCTGCATCTGCTGCACCAAATGCTGCCATTGCTTTTGAATATGCAACTAATGCATTTGCATTTCCTGTTACCTTTGCTTCATCAATATTATATTTTTGGAATTCTAGTAGTTGTTCTAAAGGATTTGCTTTTTCAGCACCAAATAATGCACCAATACCGTCTGCAATATTTCCAACTAAATTTCCTAAACCTGCAACTGCTGAACCTGCACCAAATGCTGCCATACCGCCTGCAACTGCAAGCATACCGGCTCCTGCTGATTTTAACTTAGCACCGTCTAATTCTTCAAAGGCGCTCATTCCTTCGGCAAAAGTTGGAAGTGATTTACCTACTAACCAAGTAGCACCTGCAACTGCTGCACCAATAACAAGTATTACACCTGCTAGTACCGCGCCGCCGATAGCTGTTTGAGGATTAGCAAATGCCGCAAGGCCTTTTGCAATGCCACTTAGTACACCTCCGCCTACGTTTCCTACAAAATCTCCTACGCCTTGACCTGCTCTTGCTGCTCCTGAAGGGCCTCTAACGCCCGGTGCTCCACCGCCACCAGCTGGTGCTGAAGATTTAAATAGTCCGCCGAACATACTACCTATGCCCGATGTCATTGCTGATAGAATTTTAGGTCCTAAGAACAATGCAGCAATAGCACCGGTAATTTCCATCCAGTGATTTTCCCAAATAGATTTTAATCCCGATCCTATTTTTTCTGAAATTAAATCCCAAACGCCTTGGCCTTCTTCGCCGCCAAACATTTTTGCTACTGCTTCGCTAAAACTTGTTTCCTGAACATCAGTTATAAACCCACTAATAGATGCCCAAGCGTCTTCGAGTCCTTGTATAAAATTATCTACCTTAGTTTTAAATTCATCCGAGCGTAAGTAAGAAACAAAGTTTCTTGCTTTTTGCGCCATTGATTGAATTTTTTCTTTGAATGTTTCGACATCTTGTTTAAATTCATCTGATTTGAGATATTTGACAATGTGTCCAGTAATACCTGAAACTACATCTGTAAGTACTGTGCTAACACCACCAACCGCAGTTCCTAGTGCATCCATTACTCCGCTGTCTAATAGTGCTTCTTCAACATCACTTCTAATATCTTGTATTGTTTGACCAAAACTAGCAAATGTTTCAGTTAGCGGAGCTCTTCTTGCCTGTTCTTCTGCTGCTTTTTGTCCATCTGCCATACGTTGAGTATATGTTCTAGCATTAGCAACACTTTCCATAAACTCTGCAAAGCCTTCTTCTTGCATTAAAGCACTTGTACCAGCTGCTCCCATTCTATCTGCAAATGCTGTAATTTGTGGCATTAACGCTGCCATTCGTGCTTGATATTCTTCTTGACTTAATTCACCTCTAGCATTAGCTTCTGCTAGATCTGCGAGTCCTGGTACGGCTGATTGTAATCGTTGTGCAAATCCACTTTGTGCAACACCATCACCTAGATCTGTCATTACATCAGCAAAGCCTTGTCCCATCATACTAGCAGTATGTTCGGTATTATTTTGGAAGTTTAATAGTGCTTCGCCTGATAATCTAGAAGCAAGTACATTGTAGTTTGCTGCGGCCATGCGCTGGTTCATTTCGTCTTGTAATTCTTTACGACTTTTACCAGTGACTCTTGCAAGTTTATCAATTTCTGTTAGGTAGCTTTGTGCTCCGGCTGCTAGTTGTGCGTTACTTCTACCTTGTAGTTGGCCTGATCTAGCCATCATTTCAATGTAGTCACCAAAGCCTTCGTTAACTTCTTCTTGTGTAAAACCTAAACGCATCAAGCCAGCATCAGATTGTCTAAGTTGTCTAGTA